TTCCAAATTAGTCTTCTTAGCCTTCTCCCTAACCTTAACATCTAAAAAAGGAGACTTCTGCTGCCTCATCTCTTCTATCTTACATTCCTTGTGACACGCAGATCCAGACTTGTTATAAAAACCTTTCCTTATCTTATGAGATTTCCCACAGAATCTGCATCGAGCAACAATAAACTTAGCAGAAGCTTTTCCGTATTTATCTGGGTGATAGCCAAACTCCTTAATAGTCTCATCAACCAATATGATAGATTCATAATTATGTATTTTTCTTGACATCTTTGTTTCCTTTATAAGCTAAATGCTTTCTTTACAACTTCTATATGCTCAGGCAGAAATATAGGTCTACCCTTCTCACTAGCCCTGTAACAAGGGATCTTACCAATCTTAACTAGATGAGCTAATTGGTGATAATCAATTCCTAGTTCGTCAGCAACAGCTTTCATTCTTTTTGCTTCAAATCTCCATTCAGGTAAGTCAAATTTATAATCATAACATTTAATAGGAGACTCTTTTCCAATAAACTTAAAGAAGGCAGGGACAGCAGTTGTTTTAATTTGTATGCGATTATCGCCGTTTCTATAACAATCTATACCTTTTTCTTTCATTTTATCAGCTAAAAATTCCACTCTTTCTTTATCGAATCCATCAGTTGATAAACGAATAACTACAGTATTATTCGTTTGCACACAAGATCCATCGCCAAGATACCACATCATTACAGATCTAGGAGTTATTCTTACATCGTTAGGTGGTTGTTTTTTTGATGATCCGCTTTTGTCTTTGATATACCATCTTTGAAGCTGCATATAAAGATCAGGATGAAATCTTGACCTTCCGTTCCATACAAACCCAGAATTCATATGACTATCTTTACATTTTGAATAGGAAGATTTGTAGGCTTTAAAACCACTCATTAGATATTTGCAAAATTCTTCATACTGTACACCACAAGATAATCTAGAAACTTTTGCTTTACCTTTGTATGTTGTTTGTAGCCCTCCATCTCCTAAAAGGAATCCATCAATGTCTTCAATGATACTTTCTGTTATATATTTTTTATCCCAATCAAGAGGATCTTTTTCTCTATTTCTTTTTGCTTCTGATCTATTTCTACCTATCCCTAATTTTTTAGCATAACTATATAATGTCCCAACATGAATGTTATGTCCTTGTTTTAATAGCATTTCTCTTATCTTCGGGTAAGACATTCTCCCTCGTATATAATGTTCTGTGAAAAATTCTTCTGTTAATAAATTTGTATAATGGGGTTGTTCTCTCATGTTCTTTCCTTTCTAAAATAATAGAACTCTCTCATTATATATCGGCATTTGATCTCTACTTCTTTAATATAATTTATTATTTCTTCGTACATTATATTTTAACTTGTTCGTATATCATGTTTTTTAAATGATAATACTTCTTCATATATTGGGTTATTAGAGCTGTATATAAAAAGAAGGGCAAGCCATAAATGACTTGCCCTTCTAGACTTATGAACTATTAAGAACCAGCAGCAGTGGTTACTTGGATGAGGGAAACAGCATAATCATTGATTACAACGATTCCAACTTCCTCGTAGATTACCCAGCCGAGGCGTAATTTTTTAGGATCATCAGCAGGCAGTACTGTGATATCTTGTCTGATTGGGAATGCTCCAACGGTATCTGGTGAAGCGACTACCAAGATTTCGTCAGTTTCCATTCTTGAAGAGACATGGATATCGGCTGTCCACAGGTGACCATAAAGGCCAGTAGTGATGATTTCACGAGTCGTTGCCTCATCATAGAAATCTTTACCAAAGGTTCTGATCGACGCATACTGGTTAGCATGCAGAACGATTTTCGTAGCAACAAGATCATGCTGCTCGATAAGACGGAAGGCAGTATTCAACGAAGCGGTTGTCAGCGTACCAACATTGGTTACAACTTGTGTACCCAGCGTATTTGCGGCTGCTGTCAATGCTGCGAAGATATTAGTGTCTTCTTCTTTCTGGATAGCTTCTTTAGCTTTGATCTGGGCACGGTCTACAATGTAGAATCTACGTGCTTTGATTTCAGACAGTCTCACGGTTGGGTGAGCAGCGATTTCGAAAGTAGGAACCAAGATTTCTTCGCCTTCTTGGATCTGATCTGGTACGGCACCTCTACGAGCGATAACGTGTGCGATTGCAGCAACGTCGCGTTCGTAACGAGCAAGTGCTCCCTGTGGCAGTTCGTCTACCATCAGAAGCTTACGTCCTACAGCTTGATACTCCAATGAACGTCTGATAGGTTCTACCATAGCTTGTGCCAAGGCAACTCTACCTTCATCGGTGTTCAGAGCTTGTGCAATGATTTCTTCTTTTTGCGAATCAGTAAGTGAGTTTTTTGCTAAAGCCATTTTAATCTCCTTTTTATATCTGTCTCTAAGTATTCCTTAAAATCTTAAAGTACTAGATTGTTAATGTTATACTATCTAATTATTCTTATGCAATTAGAATTAACTCAAGATAATTACCAAGAGTAATTGAACCGGATACGTCTGTGCCAGGTACGCCACTTGGGTATGCACCAGGAACGGTTACGCAAACGCCTACAACAACGGCAGAACCAGCACTTGTATTACTGAAGTCGCCATTCGCATCAGCATAAAGTTGATCGTTAGGCGAATAGCTAAGATCTGCATACTGGTCAGTCAAAAAGCGTCCACCGCCGTTATAAACGGTAAGCAGAGCAGATGCGACTGTCTCGTTAAAAAAGTCAGAAACTCTATTCTGAGTCGAAGTCTGTCTATTTCCGCCAGCACCAATAGTCAGGCTAGCAGAATAAGGTGTACCTCCACCAGCATTCATAAGGTTATCGCCAGCGATACCAAGGGGTCTGTCTCCTGCGGTATCTACTAACTGTACGAATCCAGCACCGCTGAGTTCGACAAGTTGCCCAGCTTCGATTGTGCCATTAGTCGTGAAGTCCCAATCAGGGTCTACATTGAACTGATCTGCGACTACGTGTTGAACAGGTATTAAAGCCATTTTAATCTCCTTTTATATTTTGTGTTTTATCGTCCGTACTTTTGACGGAGTTCTGTGTCTGGAATACTGTCGGCCTCTTTGTTTCTTATGTCTAGACTAAACAAACCTTGCAGTTTACCTGTCAGTTCATCTTGTGGACTAACATGTTCTGATTGTGCTCGTTTTTCTGTACTAGTCTCAGAGATAAGTACGGCTGGCCCTTCTAATCCGTCTGACGAAGCGTCGAGTCCTTTTTTCACAAACATACTTTTTTCAAGGTCAGCCAATTGACTTGGCTTGTAAACAGAAAGTTCTGCTACCTTAATTCCAAGCTGGTCAGGACTAATAAGTCCTTTTTGCAACATTCTACCAGCTAATGCGTATGCTTCTTTGGTTACTTTGGAATCTTCCTTGCTACTCGCAAGTGCTCCGCTATCAGTTTTTCCTGTCATTTGATCTTCTTTTTCTGGAGCGATTTTTTCATTATCTTTTTCGCCGCCAATTCTATCATCTTTTGCAGGAATATCTGGTGTATCTTTAACAGGATCTGGCTTATCGCCAATAGATTCCTGTTCGTTTCCTATAAAGTCATTATCTTCTGGAATACCATCAGGTGTAGTTTTTGCTTCAGGGATGTCGCCAATAGATTCTTTTTCATTTCCGATGAAGCTGTCGCCGCTATAAGGCTTTACATCTTCGTCATCTTGAACTTGGTCTCTTTTGACTTTCTTTTCGTCTGCATTTTTAATAAGCGTATCGGCAAGAGCGTTAACTCTATTTTTTGTAGATGCTGCTTTTGAATTCCCTGCTCCCTCTTCGCCGCCAGTTGCTTTATCATCAAGCTCTGGTTTCAAAGCTGCGTCATCTTTTTCTCCATCGATTCGGGCATCGCTAGTAGGAGCGGAAGCGTTATCTAATTTCTGCAAGTCTGCTGGTTCTGCTCCCATTGTTGCAGTTCCAGTTGGTGCAGAAGCTTTATCAGCAGTGAACGCATCTTCATCGCCAATCGTTGATTTGCCAGAATAATCTTTTGCAGTGTCTTGAGCATTCTGAAGACCAATCTTATCTGCCGATTTATTAAGAACATCTAGAACTCCCGAAAGGTCCATGTTGATCTCATTCGTTTTATTAATATGTCCTTTACTCATTTGATTCGATTCTCTTACAATGTCTTCTTCTGTCTCTGCGATAGTTCGTGGATCACTTTCTTTGAACTGTCTTTCTTGTATATTCTCTACCTGCTCTTCAGTTCCTCTATTATTTTTACAATTTTTTAATTCATCTTCAACTGGAGCAACATGATCTTCATCTTCGACAACAGCTTCAGCATTACCTGTACCCATTTCCATAGATTTAGTTTCGCCGCAATGAGGACAAACCTCTCCGCCAGGTGCCATGTCTTTTTCTTCGCCTTCAATAATTTCGCCTTCAAGAGCCTCTTCATCATCGATTTCGTCAACGATCTCATCGCCTATCTCTCCGTCAGTTATATCTTCTACGATTTCATCAGTTGCATCTTCTATAATTCCATCTGGACCGTCTGGTCCTTCAATTTCAACGTCAACTTCAATACCATCACCCATATCGTCCATATCATTCATTCCGTCCATTTCGCTGCTGTCTTCAGTAGCAACTGCAACTGCTTCTGCGAATTGTTCTGCAACTTCGATTGGAAGTTCGATGGTTACTGTAGATTCGCCTTCGATATCGCCTTCTCCTTCGAATGGATCAAAGTCGCCATCAAAGTCGCCATCGAAGTCATCTTCAGGACCATCAAAACCTTCATCCTCTTCAACCATGTCGCCAATTTCGTCGGAAACGATGTCATCAAACTGAGCATATTTAGCTTTCATTGTCTGACAAATTGTTGAAGCTTGTTTAAGTTGGAAACCTTCTCTGACATAATCTTCTATGCATTCTTCGGTTCCGCTCTTATCGCACCAAATATCAGCAACTTTGATAGCGAGGTAATTTGAATAAACTTCTGCTTTCTTGAGAGCCTTGCAGATTGCGTCACAAAGAAGTTCGCCTTCGTAAGGACCGCTCAGAGCTACAGCATCAAGTCCGTATCTTCGTGCAATTCTTTCTTTGCAAATTTCTTCTGGGAAATCTTTGACAGGACCAAGAGCTTGCTTGTAAACGTTTATCGTAGATTTAGCAGTACTTGCTGTCTTTGTAATTCCAGATTTCTTCATAGCAAGAATAACATTACCCTTTTCTTTAGGAGCCAAAGCATCAAATCCAGCTTCTGTGATATCGCTTGATGCGAGAGCTTTAATAAACATGTCTTTCTTTCTTGAGCATTCACTACATTCAAAATCTAATGCAGTTGGATTCCATTCCCATTGAGCGTAAATCTTTTCTGGCTGTTTGGCATTTACTGCATAAGATACTTTATAAGTAAGACCAGTATCCATGCATTTTCTTTCGCCATTAGCTAATTTGACAGTTTGAGTTGTTCCAGTGAAAGGACTGACGGAACCTAACTCGATACCTGCCTCAGATATCTTAACTGCTGCTTCTTTTGTTATTCTAGCCATTGCAGCAAAGTTTGTGGATGCTACTGCTGGCATTCCAGCCATTTCAGCTACAGGCTCTTCCATAGCACCAGGTTCTGGGAGTTCAAACCCTTCGCCTTCGATTGGACTCTCTTCTTCAGCCCCATCATCTTGACTATCTCCAAGAACATCAGCCCATCGAGTAACATTGATAGAAACTTTATATTCGAATTCAGATTGGCAGTTATTACATTTGCCAGCACCTTTGATGATATCAACATCTTGACTGGTGCAAACTGGGCAAACGGAGCCAGGAGGTTTAGGCAGTAAATCTTCAGTTCCACCTAAATCTTCTCCAAGATCAGAATTTTCGAAACTTTCCATAGGAGCTTGATCCATTGGATCGCCGCCAGCATTAGGAAGTGTTGCTCCCGCTCCTGGACCTTGAGCCGCTCCACCCTGTCCACCCATCTCGCCGCCCAACATCTGAGCCTCTTTAACCAAAGCATTTCTTCTTTCTTTTCTACTCGCTAAAACAGGAGTGTCAACCTCTTCTTTCTCTTCAACTTTTTGTTTTGGAAGGAATGGATTAATCTTTTCTTTTTTAAGCGAATCAACTTTAAACTGAGCAACAGATGTTTTCTCTTCCTCAGTCAAAGCATTAACATCCTTAACAGTTGCAATAACGAATCCAGCTTTCTCGTCAATATCTATATTAGTAATAGCTGTTTTAAGACCGCTGTCATCAATCTGCTCATCTGCAAACTTATGAGTCGCTTCTACAAATGCTTTTTTATCTGTTATATTTGCACCAATATCGCTGATAGAAGCTCTAATCTGATAAAGACCATCCTCTTCTCTACCAAGTTCATTAATAGCTGAATCAAATCGTGCCGTTTTAGAGATAACCTCATCAACCGTAGGACCATTAGCAAGTTTGATCTTAGCAGACTCTTCAGCTTGCTTTAAACCTTTTTCGCTAGAAAGAACATGCTTAGAACCTTCAATGAGATCGTCAGCACTAATATCTTTAAGGTTACTACTCATACTTACGATCAAAGCATCAACTGCATTTGGAGTCTCTACGCTTGACGATGCAAGTTTAGAGAAGTAATTGTATTTGCTCTTTTCTGCTGTGATAGCTTCTTTCTTGTTCGGCATAGCATTAATTAGAACAAGCATCGCTGCTTTATTGATGTTTTTAGAATCGTTAATGAAAGCTGCTGCTTTCATTACTTCAGCAGGAGTCTTATTATAGAAAGCGATTGTATCAGAAACAGAGTCCATAGCTAGTTTGACAACCTTTGTTGCATCAAACGTATATGCCCAACGAGCAAGATCACCATCCTGCTTAGGAAGCTGCTTCTCAGTAATAACGTTCTGATCTACATATCTGTGATGAGACAGGAAATCGCCCATTTGTTTTTCTGTTATAATATCGCCCTGATCTCTACTAAGCTCAGAACCAACCAAACGACTCATTTCAGTCCATTGCTTTTCAGTGATAACTTCTGGGAAATCTCCCCAACGAGCAACATAGTCAGCCGTAACGCTGTTGAATTGCTTTTCAGTAATAACTTCATACGATCCAGTACGTTCTTGCGGGCTAGGCAATTTGCCTGTTAAGCCAGCATCTTTATGTTTGTTAGGATCATTGAGTTGTTTCTCAGTGGTAACATCTGTGTTTTCTTGCCATTGCTGTCCTGCCCCTTGATCTTTTTGAGGTAGTTGCTTCTCAGTGATGACATCTGTAGATGCTTCAGCAGTCTTTTCTATATCAACTTTGTTTTGACTGTCTTTGGTGTCGGCCATATTAAACTCCTTATTTGATAACATATCTTGAGATATTTTTGTAAGATTTTCACCTAGTTTATTAAACTTCTCTATTAATATTTGAGAATGTTTTAAAAAGTCCTCTTTTTTTCTTGATAATTTTGGAACAGTTACAGTCCCAAGACCACTCATATCAGATTGTTGCGTTCCAACAGGTTGAGTCGGAGCAGTTGGCTGAAGAGGTTTAGCACCAGGAAGTGGCTGCTGTGTAGCACCTATCTCTTCAGATCCTTCTTTTGGAAGCTCTATACTTTCCGCTCCAGTTAACTGCGGAGAAGGTAGTTGTCCATAACCCATCTCTATAAGTTCGTCAGAAATAATTTGCATGTCAGCTAAAGTTTTTACTAAATCACTAACATATTCCATCGAAACATACTCTTTTTGAGCCATTAATGATTTAGCTACTTTTTCAACGATATCCATAGCCGTTACAAGCTCATTCAATTCCTGTTTCCCCGCTACTTTTCTCATCTGTCCATCTATAGAACAAGCCCCAGATGTGCATGCTTCAGCATTAGCCATTTTAACAAGTCTTGCTTTGAGCGAAGCAACCTTTTGTTCCATGCCAGTTTTATTGAATATTTCTTGAACTAAACAATCATGACAAGCAGGATTAACTACAAATGAATCTTCGATAAATTTGATACCAAAGTTATGTTCATATATTTGAGCTTCTTTGTATTCATTTGTTTGTTTATCTTTGGATGTAGATCCGCAGATAGGACATGTATCTTCGCTTCCTTCAATTTTAATGGGACTATCGTGATATGAACATTTTTGTTTTCCACTAAATTTCTTATTTTTTCTATGCGTTACACAATCACAATATTCATCAGCGACAGATGCACAATTGTGGCAAATGCTGCACACAGAAGCAGTTACAGAGCAGTTATGCGTAGCTATATCATTGATTATATAACTATGATCACTGTCTTTATCTTCGATTTTTCCGACTTGAACATAATATGTTGTTTCTTCATTAGGTATAATTTCTACGTTTTTAATTTTATGAGCCATATAGCAATCATATGTAAATGAATCTGATTTAATTCTAATAGCTTTTAAATTGTCGTGTGCTTTAGAACTGTATTTATGAAGAATAGTGCTAATTCCGTTTGCCATATATAGCATATATTCAACATATTGTGTACTTTGATCCATAACTGTAGAACTAGAAGCTGTTCTTTCGTGTCTAGACAAACAGGCAGAAACGCCAAGTCTCATACATATAATACGCATTCCAGAAAGAAGATCAACTGATGCAGAAGATGCTTGCATTGCTCCTTGACCTGAAGATTGTCCATCTTTCTTAGTCCTTTTTTTAATAGAACATCCATCTCCGTCCAGATATGCTCCAAGTATTAGTTTTTGTTGATTTTTAGGAAGAAGTAATACATCGTTATGAAGTTTTTTCTCGTGACTTCCTCTACCTACGTATTTGTCACACAATTCAACTAATTTTTTATTCCATGTAACAACATATAAACCATTTCTTTCTAGCTTCTCATCTATTCTTATTTTTGCATCAGGAAAATTAGTTTTAAGAACATCCAACAATTTAATATAATGTTGACTTTCTTTATCTTGCATCCCAAGACAGAATCCTACACTTTTTTCATTTATATATCCTTCAGCAGCATATAACCCAAGCAAAAAAGCGATATCATCATTAATTTCATCTACTACTATTTCTTTTTGCGGAACATATTCAAGTACATAATCTCCTGGCTTAACTAGTCTAGATTCAATAAATGATGGTTTTATTTTATCTCTAATTTCACTTGGAGTTTTTCTGTATAGTTTTTTAGATTTGTTAGTATAGTATATATCTTCTGATTTAATTGCTAATAATGGATGTTCATGACTTAAAGCTAGTCCTTTTGTATTCCCATTCCATTTGACAAGATATAATTCATCGTGTTCTTGAGTTTTACAGACAACTTCAATTTGTTCTTTTTTGCCTGTATGGGTTCGTACTGTATCTCCCTTTTTAAGATCTTTAACTTTCTTTTTTGATCCGTCTCCCATTAATACGAGGTCATTTCCACGAGTTGCGCCCATGGATGACCCAGTTACTATTTCTTGTTCGATCCCTCTAGCTAAACTGGGCCAAGCGACTCTATCAACTCTTGCAATAGTATATATCCCACCTTTTAGTTTGTCATACCAAGCATGAACAACAATGCCTCTTGCTTTTTCTATGTCATCATTTTGGTGATTACAGAAAACAGGGACGCCTATGAATGATGGAGTCGCTTTTATTAGCTCTCCCTCAGAAAAAGCATCGCCATTATCATTAACTTCATCTTTTTTGATTGCGAATATTTTTACAAATAAATGTTCTGGATGTTTATGAATTGCAGCATCAATATCAAAACCACCTAAATCAGATTCTCTATTTTTCATGATAGAAGCAGTTTTAATCCGCTTCATATTATATTCAGTCCAATCAGGTCTGTTCAGAGGATCTACTTTTTGAACAGTTAAATTGTTTGTCGCTATTTTGTTAAAAGCCATTTAATATCCTTTGATTAAGTGCATAAGACTCGTAATGGGTTAAGAATGGTTAAAATATTATGATTATCCAGTATAATCTGGATTAATCGTCCCACCATCTCATCCAGTGATACCAGTGGTTAGTAAGCCATTTAGGTTCGTTAATCAGAATCCAAAAGACCCCAACTCCAGCAATTATTACAAGTCCCATTTTTCTATATCCTCAAAAAGTAAAACATAGGTTAATCCGTTTTTGATCTAGTTCTCATACACTCTTGAAGTCTAGCTATCTCTATTAATGCTTTTGATAACCGCTCTTCGAGTCTGTCAACGTTTTTAGTCTGTTCTTTATCTCTTAATAATATCATTTCTTTTAAATTAACAAACATTGATTCTACTTTTGTAAATTTTTCTTTTGAACTAGAAAACAATCCTTGATCGACTCTTTCTCGTATATCATCTGCATCCATTTTTAGTTTTAGTTCTTTTATGTCTTGTCTCATATAATCTAAATTTTGGTTCATCGGCTTCATCATGGCATAAACACCAGCTATTACCAACAACAGTGAAATAACGCCAGCGAAAGCCTTAGTAGAACTCCCCCCATTGGCCGCTGCTGCTGTGTGCTGTGATTCATTTATTGTTACCGTTGAAGGTGTATTTTCTGTACTCATTATATTATCTTTCGTTTGACAGTAAAAAATCCTTTAAAATAATCATCAGCCTTTTATGTGTCTTGGTATTTCTACGTTAGCTAAGTTCTTTTCATCGTATTTTTGCTGATTTTTAGGGAATTGAACTCCCCACATCTCTACCGCGTGACTAAGAGCAGAATGAATATTTGTAAAGTATTTCCCACTCGGAGCATATGATTTAACTTTCTCTCTTTTATATCTTGGAGGAAGTTTCTTAACTCCTGCAAAAAAAGATTTCTGTCCACTTTTTTGTATCGCTGGACCAACAACGACAAAATAATCTGAGTTTGTCGTATAATCGTGTCCCTCCCATCTATGATAAGAACCAGAACCAATCTCTTTATCAAAACGCTTTTTAAGAGGAGCAGATCTTTCGTGATACGTCTCGTCCCACCTGATACCTCTGTCCCTAATCCTTTTCCTACTAGCAAATTTTAAAAGATTAAATGTTTTCATAAAAATAGTTTATGTTCCGATTAAGTACATATGTCCCAGATTGTTATCTAACTCCACTTTTTTATATATAAGTTTAGTAGGGTCACCTTCCGAGATTTCATTAGCCACTTTAATCATTTCACCATCTTCCGCACTTTTCCTTTGTTTAATCGAATCTTTAATATTTTTTATTACAACATCTCGTACCGCATCAATGCGTTCTTCTATAGCCTCCTCATTAAATCTTAAGATTCTCCAACCAATGTTAGATAACTTTTGATCTCTCTGTATGTCATGAGCTTTTGAATCCGCTTGATCGTGCCAGATATTTCCATCTGCCTCTAAACCCATGCCTATACTAGGGATAGCGAAATCTATAACATATGGTTGCTGCTCTCCAGCAATTGCTACTTTGTATTGTGCAAACATTTTATATTCAGGAGGTAAACCTAAATTCATAAGCATCTTGTGCATTCTACCTTCTAGCTTTGTAAGCTTAAGCATAGGCTGTGGTTCTGGTGGTGCTTGTTCTTGAGGTCCATTTCCTTTGCCTCTCTTTTCAACCTTTAATGGAGGATTCATGCCACCAGCCGCTGCTCCCATAGGTGCTGCCGCTCCTCCCATTCCACCTGGCATACCACCTGGGACTCCTCCTCCCATATCTCCACCTGGCATACCTCCGGGCATTCCTCCACCCATGTCCATACCTCCAGGCATCCCACCTCCCATATCCATACCACCTGGCATCCCTCCACCCATATCGCCACCAGGCATTCCTCCACCCATCTGACCACCCGGTCCAACATTAATAGCCTCTTCCCTTATCCTCTCAATCTCTTGGTCATAATCCATATCAAACTCTTCTAACAAAGTCTGAGATGAAATCAACCCCTTATCATGAAGCTGTACAAGCATCTGCTTCTGACTAGAAGTATCTCTAAGCTGTAAATCATTCCATTTTACAGTTGGATAAAGATAGACCGTTTCCCCAATTTCTTTACTTTCTTCCTCATCAATAAATCCTTGCATCATTGCAATAGGGAGAAAAATATGCTGTTCAATCCATTCAGCTAAACCCGCACGCCAACTTTCAAGCCTCCTAATCATTACTTCTACACCAACCTGGGCACTGCTGTAGGAACCAGCTTCCCCGTTAAGTAACGCCTGATTTAACATAAATCCATCAAGAAGCTCTTTTCCAATTTGCTCTATTTCATTATTAATATTGTGAATCTTGCCAGTACTTCCGTGCCATTCATAGTCAAATGCATGGTGAGTAACCAACGTTAAATTAGGATCATTTGCAACAGCAGAAAGCTGATTAGAAACGTCAGATATGTCTTGTGGACCAGCCGGTCTGTCCTTATCTCCTATTTTTACAACTCTAACAGGAAGAATAAGTCTTTCAGCTACAATCCAATTGGCTGTCATTAGTTTAGTTTTATAAGCAAGGACTGTAAACGCCCTTCTAAGCAACGGATTTCCATATGCCCCATATGGACTCGGATTGTGTTTAATGTGGCTCACAGACCTATTAGAGAGGGGTATGGGAGCACCAGTAGAGACTAACTCAATCAATCTCTTAGGCAAATTGTCATAAATTTGTTTTGGTCTCTTTCTTTGGACAATCATTCTTAATTCTTCATCTGGAACCAAAGCAATTACTGGCTCAGATACCAATGGATTCATCTGAACTTCAATCCAATCAGGATTAAGTATAACGATCCTACTTATAGATCCGCCAGAGTGATTGCATGAGGTCCCATTAGGAAGCGTTCCACTTCCTCCACAAATTTTACATTCTACTTCAACCCAAGGAAAAACGTCACCAATAAGAAAGTTCTCATGACTTATAAGTTTTGACCAATGATTGATCCTAAGCCTTCTAGTCTGACGTTCATAATATTTTAGAACTTTTTTGTTTTTACACTCAAGAGTGAAACCATTAACTGGAAATGTCGCGTAAAAATCTACGGCAGCAGCGACCTTACATTCATTGTCATAGTAAAATCGACATTGATGAACGGCAATACCATTAGCAGTTACTGTATATGAACCAGGAACCCTTATGTCATATACGTCACCTTCATAATCAAATGATTCATTAGAAGTAACTGGAGATACAACAAAATTCTTCCAGAAAAATCTTCTATTATCATTTCTTTTTTTTATATTAATATCAGAAAGTTTGCCAGGTACGTATTCTGCAATCTTAGGTAAATCAGAAGAAGAAATATTTAAAATATATCTATGAGTATTTTTAGTTTTAAAAGTCTTTTTAGATCTACTAATAGGTTGCTTGTTTAATCTAGCAAGTATTCCGCATCTAAAACACATAAGCATTAACTGATTCCCCAAATGACGAGAATAAGTTGTAATCTCAACACATGAGTTCTGTTTGTTGTAAGTTCCGTCAGATTGAATGTATGCTCCTATAACATCAAGCTGTAGTTTAGGATCTAGTAGCGTTACTTGATCTGTGAACTTCTTCTCTGCTCCTTTACCTTTTACCAACTGAAAAGCAAAATCAAGGATGTTTTTTTTAGAACTTCTTACTTCTTGTATTGTTGACACATTTACAAGATTATCATTTCCTCCCATTGATTTGTGAACTTTACTGATAGTCGGGAACACAAACGGTTTTTCATCATCCCCCATACATATTCTAACAGATCTTCTTTCTTCAGAAACACATCCGTCTGAAGCTAAATGACCTGCATATCTAGCTTTATCTTCATTATCAATAACGCTAGGGATTATATCTGTATTAAATGGAACAAGAATATGATCACCTTTTTCGATATCTCTAGCTTTAATTTTTGATATTTTATATTCTTTATCTATACATTCTTTGCATTTAAATCTTTCACACGTAGGAGCAATATGATCAACTACGCATTTTTTCTTATTCCATTTACTTTTATGACATTGAATATCTTCTCTTTTTATAACAATACAATCATGATCATTTGTTAAAACTAGAGGTTCTGCTACTCCAAGAGCTTTAATTTTATTAGCTTTTTTCTTTACTTTATGTTTTGAGGCTCTATCGGGAAGAGATATATTACCATATCCGTCTTGAATAATAGGTGCGTCTTCGCTATCTATAGACTTAATACACGAAGAAGTACTATAGTCTGATTTAGCTTCTATATTTGCAAAAACTTCTTCGTATATCATGTTAATTGGCTTCAAAGAACCGTCATAAAGTGTTATATCACAAGGAGATATGAACGACCACTGATAAACTTCTCTGCGTCGTGATGCGATTTGCCAGTTCTGCGGCGTGTGAAGTGGGCTAAAGAACATAGGTTGTGTCCAGATGACTGAGGCTCCTGACCCTGCCATTTGGGCGCATTTTGTTATAGGCATGTTAGCTGTAAGGCTACTTGCTAGTCCGCTTTTATTTCGATAGTCATTTCCGTTTCCGGTTTTATAGCCTGTGGTTGAGGCGATCAGGGCTTTTTTCCCTTGATTATCTTTTTTTAGTAATGAAAGTTTTGTAATAGGCATAAGTTCTCCAAATTAGCTTAACCATCAATGGCTAAGTCTGTACACGATTTTTCTACTTCTTTATCGTCGTAATTCTTGCCATCACTGTACATAACTTCGTCTTTACACATTTTGAATTCATCAGATTTGTAGTCGCCAAGTCTTTCTTTTTTCTTTTTTTTCTTTTTTGGTTTTTCTTTTTTTTCGTCAAGTTGGGCTTTTTTGGTATTTGCTGCCCGAGCGAGTGGAGCATTTTTTTGTATAAAGATACCTTCATCTTTGTACGGGTTAAATTGTTTTCCAGGTTTAGCTGGTTGTCTTGGAGTTACTCCCCCTATTTCCATATGTGTCGTATCTGCTTTACAGTTAGGACAGACGGAAGGCAGTGGGAAGGAGAGATTAGATCCGCACATTTGACATGTAGCTTTTGGTTTTGTTGGCGCAGGACCATCTATATAAGACGATCCAGGGGGTTTTCTAGGTTCTTTGAGTTGAGCTTCAGTTAGCTTTTTTTTTTAGATGAAGCTTCTTTAGACCAATTATAAGGCTTTCCTGATGACGCAGGTTCGTATCCTCTATCGTTTTCTGCTCTCATAGCTTCTAGTCTAGATTCGGTACTTCTTTCTTTAGCGATATAAGGGTTACGCAATTGACCAGGCTTGAGTTGCATATTATTTTCTTCGGGAATCCATTTATCAACTTCAAAACGTTTTTGAATATATCCGCCAGTCCAATTGCCATCTTTATCTTTATATGGACGACTATATTTGTCCATAATATTACCACGCCACATTGTTTCCCAGTCGATATTCCAGATATCATCAACAACTAGTCCAAAGCCTTTATTTCTTTCGACTATGTGATAGTCAGAGATAGGTTGTCTTAGGAACGGGTCGATTCTGGTTTCGCTTGGTCCATACATAAACATATTATCAACAGCACCTTTATGTTGTGCTGTTTTAGTTAGATTGAATGATTTTTTAGCATCTTGTTGAGCTAGTTTTTTAATTTGACCATCCATTTCTTTGACGAAAGCTGAAACTTGTGTATATTCAGCATCTATAATTCCTTCAGCAGGATCTGCTTCAAGGATTTTATTTTCATCAGGAAGGATCTCAAAAACTCTACTTGCGATTTGCAGTTTCTCTTCATCTGTTATATCTCCTTCATAGTACTGTTCGAAAGCATCATTTAGTGATTGAGCATATGCTTCGGGTATTTTTCCTCCGATTATGGATGCTGCTGTAGCTCTGTCTGCTTGTTGGTCTAACCATTCTTTAAATTCTGCGTGGTTTCCCCATTTATCTCCAGTATCATTGTCCATAAGTCCATCTTCCCATGGATCTGGTTCAAGATCTTGAGCTAATTCGCCTCTATTATCGGGCATTCCATATTCATCTGTATCTGGATTAAATTGTGCTTTTTTTAGATTAAAAGTTTTTGTTTTTGCTATCATATCGGTTCCTTGTTGTATGGCTAAATCTCTTTGGTCATTCGCGTGATCTTCTATCAAATCCATAACATCATTCCCCTTATCTGCTTGAAAGCCTAACTCGTCTGCCCAAACAACTATTTGTTCTGGTGTCCAAATGCCAATATCTTCTGGCAGTGCCAATCCAGCCTCTTGCATCTGTTGTACAAGTTCTTCTACGTTAGCAACTTGAGGATCATTAGCTTGTGCTTTTTTATTTGTCATTGGTTATGTCATCAAACATTTTATTGAATTTATCGTTTGTTGTAGTAGGTTTTTTAATATCTTTCCATGATTCATCTTTAACGACTTCTTTTTTTTCTAGTTGTTCACCAGCAGTTTTCTCAGGTATTCTTTCAAAATCAGCATTATCAAAGATACTCATGTTATTTTGAGGCATACTGTATTTGCTGCCGCTAAATTCTCCTGAGCTTGCAACGCTATCAGCTTTTCTCATATCTGTTTCTTGTAAAGCTTGAGCCATGTTATCAAGTCTTTCTTCTTTGATTGCGTTTCTATTAGATTTTAGTTGAAGATTTTCTTCTTTGATTTTTTCGCCGTTATCTTGTTTTTTAGCTAAAGATTCAACAATTTTAGAGTCCCAAATACTATTAGACGTTTGTGATCCCATATGTTTAGATGGTCCACCGAAATCGGAGACGCTTCCTCTTCCTGCTGACAGTATAGAACCAGCCCTATTATCTATCGCCGAACTATTGTCTGCTTTTTGAGCGGGTTTAAGAGGAGCTTCATTATTCTCTTTAACTACTGCTTCTGCTGCTTTGGATTCTATTACTTTATCTACAAAGCTTATTAATCCAGAATTCTTATGTTTTTGTAATGCCATTATTCTCCTGTTATCTGTCGTCTTAAATCGGGATTTCTATCTAAAATCACCTGATATAAATTGTCAGCATGTTTAATTGATGTCATTGATGACGCTTTTTTCTTACCTTTACGATCTTTTGATGGACCATAAACGTCATCTAGATCATCACCTAGTTGAACATCGTCTTCCTCTTCTTTTTTTTCTGACGTAAAGCTGATATTAATTTTCTTATCTTTTCTTTCAGCTTCGTTAAAGATTAGCCCAAAACTATTTTGGATATCATTAACAATTTGGTTAAAATCGTTATCTGAGATTCTTTTTCTTGTTCCATAGTATCTATCTGGGATAACAACTTCTACTTCTCTTATTCCTCCTGAAAATATCTTTTCGTTTACAAATTCTTTTTCGAATTCTTCAAGTCTTCTTGGAGGATAGCCGAATTTTTCAAGAGTTTTAAAGATATACTCTGTTAAATCTGGTTCGCCATCATCTGTTGGTTGTTCTTGTGGAATTTGTTCTGTTTGTGGCTGTAGATCATCTTCAACGGATGCCATATCGTTAGGCATCTCTGTTCCATCTTCAAAAACTCCGAAAGAATTACCATCGATCATCATATTAGACTGGGCGACCATACGCTTTCTCTTCCCGCTGGGAACAAAACTCATAATAACTCCTATTAATTATTGATTACTTTTCGGCAAGAAGAGCTTCTACGAACTCGGGTGGGTAGTACGATGAGTAGTAGTCTGTCAAGAAGGTTCTTGTTTTGCTATCAAGTTTTGCAACTTTAATAAACTCAGGTTTCGTGCCAGCTTCAGTCTTCTTTTCTTTTTTTGCTTTATTGCCAGCATCTACTGACTCTCCAGTTTGATGAAGAGGTTCTACGTTAAGCTGACCTGAAGAATCTGCACATTCGTCTTCATTCTTGCCAGAAGCTTCTTTAACGTCTGCGTTTGCCGAAGCTTCCTTGTCATCATCGTCATCTTTATTTTTCTTCTTGTCGTCGTCTTTGTCCTCACTTTTATCATCATCTTTTGCGTTTTCGTCTTTATCACATGTGCAAAGGAAGTTAGGTTTCTTGCATACTTCGCAAACTCCTTTAACTCCAGCTTCTTTAGTGATCTCTTCTGCTGAGCTTTCTTTTTTCTCGTCTAGAACTTTAGGTTCATTAACGAGTTTACCTTCAGCTTCAGGTTGTCCACTAGAATCAGCTTCGTCTTTTTCTTCTTTTGAAGCAGTTTTTGTCATCATCCCATTCTGGGAAGCAACTTTCTGTATGATTTCTTCAAAAGTTTTACCTTTACCAAGACTAATTGTATTTGAACATAGTTTGATACCAAAATCTTCATTACTCATTTTTATCTCCTTTTTTCAACTTTCCCAATACTGGAAAAATTAGATTAATTTTGTTATTCCTTTTATTTTCGCGTTTTTAAAATAAATTCCTTTATTTTATTTTACTAAACGGAAATACGACTTTGCAGCAGTTCCAAGGGATGATGTAAAGCTATTATTCGCAGCAGGGTTTCCAACAGATGATGTATAGCTATTATTCCATGCTTGTGGTTGTTTTTTCTGTAATTCTTGTTGTAACTGTTGTATTAGCTGTTGTATTGTCGCACTTTTTGATTCTGCTGGCAGTTTACTTATATATCCTGATATCATTTGTCCTATATCTCCAGTAGCTGGAGCTTGTTGCGGTGCTGCTTCAGGTGCTACCGGATTCGCTGCTGCTGCATCTGGCGTTAATTCTGCTGACTGTTCCGTCTGTTGATCTGGTGCTATTTGTTCTTGTTCTATCAATTCTGCTTGTTGTTGTTCTATTCTTTCTGGAACTTCTTGTACAAACGCATTTAAAACGGAAATACCATTATCTACAGCTTGAACAAAAGACGCTTCATCTCTTGCAGCAGATATTGCAGTTGATACAGGTGTAGCTTGTTGCATAAAATCAGTTGCTAACTCCCAAACACCTCTAGATGTAAGGTTACTCACTCCTTTGGCTTTTGCTAGGAATCCTTGCAGATTTTTTATTGTTGTTTGGAGTTGGTTCGTAAAGATATTTCTTTTTTGAAAACCAACTTGAGGATTTTGTTTAAACTGTTGCAATGTATTATTTAACGCAGATATGTTATTCGTAAAAATTGATTGAGCTTGTTGATAAACTTTTCCTTCGCCTTTCATTGCACTCCATGTATCTCCCCAGAACCCTGCTTCTTTAATTAACTCATTAGCTTCAATCGCTAAGGATTTTGCTTCTTTTTTTAATCCTTTTTGGTTAATTTCTTTAGCAAAAATTAGCATTTCATTGGCTAATTTGATTTGGTCTTTAACATATTCAGCTTTTCTTTGCTCTATTGTGTCATAAATAGCTACAGTAGGAGACATTCCATGTTCTATTTTTTTAGCTACAGTCTTTTTAAAATAAGCTCGTTCAGCTTCAATGATTTTTTGATCAGCTTCGTTAAATTTAATTTGTTTCGTACCTTGAGCGTATTTTTCCCATCCACTTGTAGGATTATTAATTGATTCTACATATTCATTTTGACATTCCTGCCAAATAACTTGAGTTGCTTGATCCGGAGATTGTGCTCTTTTCTGTCTATAGCAATTGCTCCAGCACCTTTCATTTCGTATCCAATAACCTTGTACACCAACATATTGTGCAGTTTTTATCTGCAACAAAGCATCAGCGAACTTGTCTATCTGAGATGCCAATTTAATTTTCTTTTGGCTATCTAGTGAACTTGCAATTTTTGTAAGATTTTGAACTATTTCTTTCATGTTATAATGTCCTTTTAAAAGGCTGAGTTTGTCTCCTACGTTGCCTTCTCATGTAGTTTCTTCTCTCTGTAGAGAAGTTAAACTTAGGCTCAAACGTTTGACCAGTAAATATATAGTTAGATATATTCGATACTATAAAGCTTCTTACATCGCCAATTTGTTCATCGAATGTAACAGAAATTCTTCTATGTGTTGTTCGTGCATAAAAATCTCCGTGAGGCTCTACATCTCTAGTAATAGCTCTACCAGATTTACAAGTATATTCTATTCTGATTACTTCTTTGTTCTGTTTAGCCCATCTTAACGCTTGAAAAACAGATGGAAAAGTCGGATATTCTTGAATCTTTTCTTCATCTATCTCAGGAAGTTCTTCTTCTACTTCCTCTTCTCCCTCCTCCATCTGATCCATAACGTCTTCTGGAGTAAGAGTGGGAAGACCTTCTCCCATCGTCTCATCTTCTGGGACTTCAATATCAAACGTTTTTGCATCATACATATCAAGAGGTTCTTCAGGACTATCTGGATCATATAGCGTCTGAGCCTCAATTATTTTTAAATAGTTTGATGTTGCTATTACTTTCATTGAATTTAAATAGCCTTATATCCTCTATTATCCTTCAAATTTTTTAAAAGTTACTATTGTTTCGCCTATTTCGTTTTTTTCTAGATCTACTTTATCTCCTATTTTGATTCCATTTCCACTAAAAAAATCTAAATTAGCCTCGATAGCCATTAAACAATCAGTATCACTTGATACCGTATCCCAAGACATAGGTTTTATATTTGTTATTTTAATTATTTTATTTTCAGGAGAAACAAAAGCAATATCTAACGGAATATATGTGTTTAATCCCCAGAAGTTAAGAACTTTAGGAGTTGAGAATTTAAAAGCCATACCAGAATCTTCACCCAATTTCTTCCTAAACATTAGACCTTGCTGATGTAAACTTGGTGTATCTGCCATTTCTACTGTCATTTTAAGCATTATTTATCTCAAAGTCTATATTCTGTCTTTCTAAGTCATAAGTAAAATCTTCGAGTTCTTTTTCCTCTACTTCAAAGACAACACCTTTATCTACACGTATAGCTAATACAGCAGTAGTATCATTATATCGAGAGTATAAATCAAACCAAGTGTTTATAGAATCTTTATCTATCGTTTTATTTCTTTTACTTTCGAATAAATCTTCAACTTTTGGAATCATTCTAAATTTTTGCAGATCATCATCAAAGCCATACTCAAAAGCTAATTTGCCACCATTGAATTTTAGCATCTTCTTTTTCTCGTGGTCGTACCAAATTAACTCTCTATCTATAGCTTGTTTTGTTATAATCTCTTTCTCTGGATTTAAAACAAGAACGTGTTTCATTTTTTTTCCTCGCAAAAACTATTCCACCATGATTGTTCATATTTGCTAGTTTGCTTTTTAGAAGCTTGTCGTGCGTTAACATTGTTTTTTGCTGTAACGTAATCTATATCATTATTCCTATCAAAAAATGATTTATCATTACCTAAAATCATTGTTTTAATTATGTCAGACCCTTTTGCAGTTATTTCAACTTTATCTCCAACACATCTGATTAGCCCTTGATTTGTCATAGATTCTATTTCTGTTGAGCTTAATGTTTTAGGTCTTTTATATATTTTGTTAGATACTTGATTATCAGTATCTTTCCATACGGAGTATAAAGATTTTGCATTTTTAGGATCTACATGATCTTTAGTTTTGTAGGTCGTTAGATCTACGTCATAAAGATTTCTAATTAAAAAGTCCAATATATTTGAATTTTGTGCTTTTTTTCTCATAATTTTACCATTTTGACAGCGTACTTCTTGATGGGTACGGATCTTCTGAATCCCTATCATACCAACTATAAGGTTCGTTCCTTAGTTCCCGCCAGTAATGACCTTCACCAACCTTTTCGCTGTTATAGTTTTCAAATCCTTTTCTGTATCTATGTTGTTGCTGTTTATCTTTTTGTCTGCCAGCAACTTCGTCTGAAATATCTTGCCATTCAAAAGCTCTTTCAAGCATAGGCAGATCTAGATTGGACCATGGACCAGCAACTCCTCTTGCTGTTTTGATTACATCTCTACTAGTAAAAACTTGACCGCTTAGAACAAAACGGAGAAGTTTTCTAATATATGCTAAGATACAATTTTTTCTTATAGTCCAGTCTAAACATAACTTATAGTCAGGAACAGACATAATAACATCTTTTGAAAAATCTATAGAATCAGTATTTAATGCTGCTTTTAGGTTTTTGAAAAAACCTATTTCTATTAAACTTTTCCTACATCTATCAGATGCAGAACATAAAAGACGAGCTAAAGTATCAACATCTTTAAGAGAGTTTACAAATAGATTAACTAATCGGATATCGATGCCAACTGATGCATCCATTTCTTTTTTATGTTTTAATAATTCAGAAAGTTCTTTCCAAAGGTTATCAAGTACTTTATTGTTATCTTTAATTTGTTTATCAATAAGTTTTATTTTTGTTTCTATAGGTGTTTGATAGACTTTATTTTTGTATCTGAATTGACATATTTTTTGGTCTACGAGTTTTAATCCGTAGTAGTTCGTTTCTTTTTGCAATATGTCCCAAGTGCTTTTCATTATTTTTTTTGAACTGCTAGTGTAATGTGGAAATCGTGACCTTTATTTTTGTATGTTGTAGGTAGTTTATATTTTCTTCTCAGTTTCCCTAGTTCAGGAGCATCTATAGAGATAAACCAAACTCTAGACATCTCATCCCAACCTTCTGGATTAGTCGAATATACTTCTTTCATTTTGAAATTTATTATGTCGCCAATTTCTTTGATGTCAGGTTTATCTTCTTCTTCAAATTCGTCTAATTCATCTGGAGAGATAACAGAAACGTGTGCTCCACACCCGTCTTTCCCAAAATAAGGAGGTTTTTCAATATCTTCCTCATCTATCAATGGGTATAATCCATGAATAACTTTATCATCAATATCTATAAAGACATATCCCTCATCATCTTGTTTTAACTTTCCCTTCATCAATGTCTCATCTAATTTGTCAGATGCTAATTTTGTAAGTCTTTTTTCAACAACTTTACTTGTTAGTGCATCTGCATACTCTTTGGGATACAAGACACTCCAGTATTGGACTAGTTTGTAGTCTTTTTTCTTTTTTTTAGCTTTTTTAGCTTTTTTAGAATAGATCGTTTTCATTATTTTTAAGCTCTGGTCTTTTGGCAAGAAGTTCTGTTTCTTGCTCTTGATCGACAAAACCTATATTTTCGCTATCGTCAAACACTAACATATCAGTAGTTTTTTCTTTTTTTTGTGTTCCTACTGGTTTAATAGATGATTCAGTCATCTTTTTAGCAGCTTCTTTTAACTTTTTTTGAGCATTTTTTGTTGCTGCGTTTTTCTTAGTAGTTTTGCTATTCTTTTTCGCTGCCTTTTTAGTAGTTTTCTTTTTAGCGGTCTTCTTTGCTGCTTTTTTAACAGGTTTCTTTTTAGCGTTTTCAGTTTCAAAGATATCGAATGTCACTGTCTTTGTCTCTTTTTTAGCCAAAGGATCTATCTCTATTTCTGTACTTTCATCAGAAAAATCAATATTCGTTCCTACTTGAAGAGCATCTATTTCGACGCTATTAACACGAGCTAAAGCAGCTACAGTACTATCATCCTTATCTAATAGAGTCTTCTTCTCCATATCAAAAGCACTCATGTTTGTCGAAGTCGCTGAAGCTTCTATCTCTTCTTGTATCTTTTCTGTTGCTTTTTTTTCTTGGTAGACTTTATCTTCTTTTACTTCATCTTTTTGATAAACTTTATTAAGCTCGGTTAAGGTCATTTTTGTAGTTTCTTCTTTTTTTACGGGTTCTTCTTTGATAACCTCTTTAACTGCATCTACATCCACAAGAAGTCCTCTAAGGATGGATGTTAATACATTTGGAGATTTTTCCTGTTCTGGACTAAGTTCAATTACTTGTCCTGCTTTAACCGGATATCCAATAGCGTCTATAGACAATTCTCCTCTTAATTTTCTTGATACTCTAACTTTCATTTTTAGTGCTCCTCTTTCTCTTAGTTTTCTGTATGCAACTTTTTCTGCGTCCTGTCAATGACAGTTCTATATCGTTGCATATTATGAGGCCCAACTGGCTCTCTATTAGTCATATCGATATATTTTTCTCTTGAGTCCACAAATGGCTGACTTTGATTACCTGCTCCTACGCCTTCTCCTATAGGAGCTTTGTCACCTTCACCTTCGCCTCCAATAAACATATGCTCTGATGCTGGAATATCTTTTTCCTTTTGTTCCGCATAATTACTGCCTGGCGAAAAATCGTCTGGAAAACTTTTCCCTCTAGCTCTACCACCAAAACTTCCTGGATTGGTCTCTTCACTTCCGGGAGTATTCAGTTTAGTTCCCTGTCCATCACCAGGACTAGACTTAGTACTATATGGGTCCGCGAATCTACTATCAGGATCTTCCATTCTAGGGATATTCCCCCGATAAGCTAATTTATGTCGTTTGTAAAAATTCATGAAACAAATTCGTTTGGATGATCTTTTTTATATTGTTCAAAATCTTTTTCTTCTTGCAATTCGTCTTCAAGATCATCTCCCTCCATATCGAAAGTATCAGTCCTATGCTCTTTATCAGCAGCAATATCTGCTTTATGATCAGCAAGAATTCTCATTTTATTAGCGTTAATGCTATTTACGATAAGCTGTTCGTCAGTGGTTAACTCTCTACCCATCGAAGCAGCTTGTTTATAAACGTGATACAACATTGCATCAGCATCAGATAACAAGGAAGCTTTTTTATCAAAAGATGGATTACTTTTATTAAAATCTTCTCTTGAATCGTAATTAGAGAGAAGTTGACTACCTTGAACATTGTTTTTGATCTTTTTAGATCCACCTTCTACAAGAGCGTCCCAGAAGGCTTTATTTTCTGCTGATAGGTTTCCCTTATTCTCTTTGTCAAAGTCTTTCTGTGCCTTACTGGCAGCCTCTAAGGGCATATCCATGAGAACGACACCTTTATCTCCTCTTGTATCTATAGAAGATCCGGTCCCAACATTAAGTTGTTTTTCTGTTATAATAGAATCGGATGCATTTCGAACGTCTTTAAGTTGTTTTTCTCCGATTTTATCACCTTGTGGGTCTTTTCTATCATCTTTAAGTTGTTTGTCGGTTATTACGGCATCTCCAGTTTGGGATACACCATAAAACTTATTTTGTTCTTGTAGCATCTTTTCGGTTGGCTTAATTTGGGCTTGTTTTTTTAAATTATACATAATTAATCTCCAGTGTGGTACTAGTTATAATATCTAATTGTCAAAATGTTATAAGTTTCCTTTGTTGTTTTTGAAATTATTGATTGAAGATAGAAGGTGGAATATTTTTATTCTGTCCGTTTTGAGGTTGTCTCGTTTCCATATTTCTTGCGACTTGACCACCAGAACCAGTTCCCATTGATCCGCTCATTGATTTCCAATTAACTGTGTTACTGCTTGGTACAACTCCCATATTAACTAATCTGGCTCCAGGCAGTTTATGAGCTACAGCATTCATGGAAGTATAGCACGCACCCGCTAAACTGTCGCAAAGGTCATCGGTCCTAACATCTCCATCTCTAGGAGCACTAACTCTAAAACCTTTTACAGTAATTTTTCTTTGTAAATGAATCATTTCATCCATCATCAATTTATGTCGAGGTATCCAAATCTTGTCACTATTCATTAATACCTCTAATTGAGTATATATCGCCATTTTATATTGAGAAGAGTAGTGAGTGCATTTTGCTGGAACTCCTGCTTTTTTAAGCTTCTCTATACTTTGTATGGAATTCCAAATATCATATGTAACCATACCTAAATGAAATTTTCTTCTTAAATTCATGACGTAATCATCAACTTCTTCTATCCTAACTGGTTTTCCTGGTTCTGGTTTCCAATATTTTATCTGATCAACAACTATCCTAAAATCAGCTTTATTTGTTTCTTGATTTAAATATCTTTCTCTATGTATAATAACAAGAGCATAGTTGTGACTTGTAGTCGCTGGGTCTAGGTGAGCAAAGTACGTAAACCCTGCTCTTCCTGTCTTTTGTAATTCGAGTCCTGCTTTAAAACAGTTCATAACTTTATCTCTTACGAAGAAGCTTTCACCACCAGTACCAGAGAACTCTGCTCCATACTCCATCAAAAAGTCTTCTTTATTCATTGACTCATTATTTTCTCTTATTGATTCTTCTGTCATTTTTGTATTAACGTTCCATGTCGGAAGCTTGCACATTAATCTATTTTTTACCAAATGAGCTTCTTTGTAAAGTCTATAGAATAGACCCTCTTCGCCTCTAGGAGATGAGATACAAACTAACTTACTATCTAGAACTCGTTTCGTTTTTTCTTCTCCATTTTCGTCAATAAATTTAATGGTTCGACCAAATGTTTCCAAACTAGGCGTAAGAGCGGTAAATATTCTTTCGCCTGAAGAAGATCCACCTGATGTTTTATAACTTGCCACTTCGTCCATCAGCAGTACAAATATCTGTTTACCAAGCAAAGCGTCAGAGTTACTATGTCCTACTTCAACAACGATAGAGCCTTTAGTCCTAGATTTAAACTCATCATTATTTTTTTTATCTCGTGGTGTTAGTAGGAAAATTTTACTCGCTTCTATACCGTCTGGTATGAATTTGTCTTGAAAATAAGGAGAGTGAAGAATTCTTGTTTTGATTTCGTTGAAAGCAAGTGTGGCTTGTCCTGCCGCAGTAGCAACAGTTAAAATCGTTATTGGGTTTGAATCACTCAATCCATAGATGGCGTAAGGGTTTCCTCCAGGGCATTCTAGTAGTCTCATAGCTTCGTATGCCATGATTATCCCACATAAAAAATCTTTCCCTGAGTTGTGCGTTATAAACCCTTGTGCAGTAAAGTTTTGCAACGATTTCTTATGACTCACAGATAGGTCGAATGTCCGTTTAATGTCTGTTTTTTCTATACTTCTTATTTTAGAAAATATCAGTGGTTGGGTCTTTCTTCCTATAGCAGTTTTTTTAAGTTTTATAGTTCTTTCTACTTGTTCTTTTTTCCCGGTTAAGCCTATTTCTTTTAAAAAAATATTTATGTATTTTTTAATGGAAAAGTGTAACATATAACTTAAAATATTATATTTTCTTTCTATCCCTTTTTCATCAACAATGCGAGATTTAACGTTTTTAGTTCTTAATTGAGCGGATATACCAAACTTAGCCAACAACGATTGAACTTTAACAGATTGTTGCTTATTTACACTAGAAAATTCAAAAGTACCTTTATTCCGTTTTAACAGGCATCCATCACAACTAAATAGTGCTCTTAGATATGCTGCTATAACATTTTTAGGGCAATCCCAAAGAGCATCAGGAACGCATTTTTCATGACATGTTTTTCCTTTTAAATCATGTTTGTATAATAATTCTTGTAAATCGTTTTTTTTGGGATGACATATTACTTTTTGATGTTTTTCGCTAAAATGTTTTTCATATCGTTTTTCAACGGATGTAACTTTGTATTGACAATCTGCTGAACGAGCACCTGTCCAAGGATCTTTAAAAACCTTAAGATTATCGCTTATATTATTCATTCTGGTCGTAAAATCTTCTAAAATTTCTTTATTAGCACATGTAAAAAATGTTGAAGATTGTGAACAGTTCCCATCTGCTGTCATATATCCTAAGATTGCAGCCTCATCTTCTGATATTGCATCAGACGTACCGAAGAAAGGAATAGATTCACAAATAGTAACTTTATCTTTTTTAATGTCTAGATCTTTAAGATTTATCCATCCTCGTTGTGTTAGGAAAGGATGGTTATCTGTACATTCTATTTCGTGACCTGAGTTTGTTGTTAATTTATAGACTTGTCTCTTGCCTTGATATATAATATCTGCATTTGGAATAATTTCCATTTCTTGTTTATCTTCGTTGTAGGTCCAAGACTCTATTTTTCGTCTACCGTTATCCCATAGTTCTCCAAAAGTCCATTGGTATCCAGTTGAAGGATCTATTATCGTAGTGTCTTCGCTAACGCATCTCCGTCCCCATATCAAAATAAGTTGTCTGAATATATCTCCATCATCGAATTTTGTTAATAAGTCTCCTCTTTCTTCAGTATCACATCCTATATCTTTACACATTTGGATTTCTTTTTCGGTTAAAACTGTATTTTCGTTTCCTACAGATCCTCGATAAAATATTTTTAAAATAAGTTTTTGCATAGGATAAAGTATGATCCCTTGTCCACCAAGATCTAAGTATTCTTTTTTTTCGCAAAAAGAAACAATATCAGGAATTGAACTTCCGATGCCATCTTTTGAGGATAGCTCTGTCTTCATCTTTTGAATTAAATCTTTAACTGTTGTTAGCGGCTTTTTTGTTCTAGGCATAATTATTCCTTAAACGCCAATAAGCGTTTTTATGTGTCTATTTTTCTAGTGCTACTATTTACCATATTTATATATGCTTGTAATTGAGAAAAATCTTCTGTCCATGTTGTATACATCGTTCCAACATATCGTAAATCTTTAGCATATTGATACCATGGAATTTCTGATGATATGTCACTTGTATCGTAGAACCCAGCGAGTATTTGTTTATTCCCTAATGAATAGAAGAAATCTATTGATCTCTTATATATTTCTACTCCACTTGGATTCGGTACATCATTTTTATCAACTAATGTCGAACGAAAATTCCAATTAGCTATTATAATACTAGGATCAAGACCTTCCCACGACAAATAGTGAGGTGTTCCATTCTGATATCTTGGATATAAGTTAGCATTGTGGTATGGGTCAAACATATCATTCCAAACGAACAAAGGTTTACCAGGGTCGATGGTGGTCATGAGATTATAACAAAATTTTATATTAGCTGCAAGATGTTGTCCTTTATTTCCAAAACCCTGACAAGATGGGTCACAGCCTGA